AAAACGCAAAGCGAAACAAGGGGCTTGTTAAATAGTTTATTGGAGAACCTAGACAACAGTCTTCAGTCTCCCCACCGGGTTATTTATGCACTTGATTATCAAGCACTCGAAGATCGGACCGAGTGTTTCCAATATTTTGACCCACTATCTTTTCGGCTTCCCAGTTTTTTAGCCCAACAAGGTATATTCACTGTAGTTATTGACGGTCAAGACATAGAATCGTTAGTTAAAAGGGCTTGTCCGGGCGACAGTAAGAGCCGTATCTTGCTTAAAATAAAAATTCCAAACAAGGACCGAGAGGACGTTTTAAGATTTTTAAGCTTGATAAATATAAACTATTTGACCATGTTCCCCAATGTTCTTGGTGCGTCAAAATTCAGTAATATGAAGCTTGAAATAGACGAGTACTAATTAGTCCCGGAAAGGTGATATAATGGTTGCAATGCCGCTTCCTCCCCCACCGCCTCCACCCCCGCCGTTATCGCCTACGGTGTGTTATTGCAAGGACTGTATTTATTGGGATGAATGGAACGATCAATATAAGAAGTGGACGTTTGAAGAGGGCGATTGGCGTTACGATTCGGGCGATTGTTGTATTGGCAGGCCCACCAGTAGCGGTGATAACGCCTTCCCCCATACACACAAAGGCGAGTTTTGTGGTGAAGGAGTAAGGCGGGATTGTGAAAAAGGATAAACTACAAATCGAATACGTGCCTGTCGGCAAACTAAAGCCGTTTAAGGGCAACCCACGCAAACACCCGGACGAGGCTGTCGATAAGCTGGTAAAGTCTATCGAAGCGTTTGGCTGGACGAACCCGATATTACTGGACGCTGATGGGATTATACTTGCAGGCCATGCCAGGCTGAAGGCTGCGATAAAAGCGGGCGTTAAGTCGATACCTGTTATACGATTACCGTTATCCGGCAACGATGCTAAGATGTATGTGATTGCCGATAATAAGACGGCGGAGTTGACCGAATGGGATTGGCCCGCACTGGGTGACCTGTTTCAAGATTTGGATACTGGCGATTTGAACCTTGAATTATCCGGGTTTGATATGGCCGAGATCGGGGGACTGATGGGGGGTCTGGATGAAAAGGAAATAAAAGAAGTTGAGATAAATGCCGTTTGGCAAGTTGTTTGTGAAGTGGAAAGCGAAAACGAACAACGAGAATTATATGAACGGTTGACTAAAGAAGGATTGAAATGCCGTCTGCTAATATTGTAGTTGAAACTGATATTGAATCGACGTTCAGAGTGCAGCAAGTAGCGGCGCTGTATGATGTTAGTTTTGGCGAGAAATCAAAAGAATCATGGGATGTAAATATTCCTATTGAAAATACTGATTGGCGAATTGGTCTTATTTTAGGTCCATCCGGTTCAGGCAAAACAACTATAGGCAAGCAATTATTTGGCGAGTCGGCTTATCATACTGGATTTGAATGGCCGGAAAACAAGGCCGTTGTCGATGGTTTCGATAAGAAGTTTTCGATTAAAGAAGTGTGTGGGTCATTAACTGCTGTCGGGTTTGGCTCGACGCCCAACTGGTCAAGGCCTTTTAGGGTATTATCAAACGGCGAGAAGTTTAGGTCCGAGTTAGCACGAATATTATTAGAAGGTCCGTCGTTATGTGTGATCGACGAATTTACCAGCGTAGTCGACAGAACCGTTGCTAAAGTGGGATCATCGGCAGTACATAAAGCGGTCAATCGAAGCGACAATGGTAGGCAATATATAATGCTATCTTGTCATTATGATATAGCCGAATGGCTGCGACCTGATTGGATATATGATTTAAGTAATAACGCCTTTACGCGGAGGTGTCTTCGGCGACCGGACATTAAACTGGAAATATACCGTACCCATCATAAAACGTGGGGAATGTTTGCTAAATATCACTATTTAACGAGCAAAATGCACGTTGCGGCACAAAGTTTTATTGTATTGTGGGAGGATAAACCAGTGGCGTTTCGGTCCTATTTGCCTGTTATAGGATATAAGGGCATGATTAGAGGGTCCAGATTAGTAGTATTGCCAGACTATCAGGGCGTGGGTATTGGAGCGGCGGTATTAGATAAAATGGCCGATTATTATAAACAAAAAGGTTATCGCGTGCGAGATAAAGCGTCGCATCCTGGGCTTGTGTCACATTGGTCTAAGTCTCCATTGTGGAAAGTGGTTGGTGTGCAGAAGGTAGGTAACGCACCTCATACGATTCCAGGGTTACAAACATCTAAGGGGCGAGCGGCCGTCACTGTCGAATATGTAGGCGACAGGGGGGTTGCATAGTGTGGCTAAGAAGTGTCACAAAAAGCGATCTAAAAAAGTGGTCACAAATGCTGCTAAACAGGAATCAGGGGTTCGACCATCTAGACCCGGCAAAAAATCCGGCAATCCAAACTTGGCGAAAGAAGGCGAACCGTATCAATGGAAGCCCGGCGAGTCCGGCAACCCCGCCGGTGCCCCTAAAGCCAAGATGAACCTGTGGCGGTATATCTGCGAATACGTAGCGATGACGCCGGAACAACTTAAGGCGTTAGACACCAACAAGTTAATCATGGCCCAGATCATCGCTTTGAAGCACGTGGAGAAAATGGGCAAGGGCGAATACAATCGCCTGCGTGATACGATTGACCGGTCCGAGGGCAAGGTTCCTGATCACATCGTGCAGCAGACGGCCGAGATAACCAACGCCGAGGCGATGGAAATATTCCGGGAGGCGATTAGGAAGAATAGCGAATAACCGTCGGTATGACACGAGGGAAGCCCATAACAGAGTGGCCGGTGATCGCGGCTCATGGAGGTCTCGACGTGCGGGCATAGGTCTTTGGCGTGATTGCCATACATGCGAATCCGCTTAAAACCTGGATTGACAGGCAGGCGTTAAAATTATAGGCACCGGCGATTTTTACGGAAATAATAACGGATGAACGATACGGCTGATTGCCGTCGATCGACGATTTAATTGATAGGCTAATAGCCATCAAGAATATTGCGGCGAGATACAAAAAGGATAACCCGGCCTTCGATGAGGCGTGGTAAGAAAAGAATAACACGCGATGCTTAATGACAAATACGAAGAGTTTCCGTTTTTTGTAAACGGACAATTCTGGAAAAAGATACAAATCCCAAGTGGTCGCGAATCGTGGCATATACCAATAGCCATTAAGCGTTTTGTCCACGAGATGAATACCAAGACTATGACGACAGACCCGTTAGGGCAGGCTCGATTCGACCGTAAAAAATTACACCGATTGTTAAGGCCTAACAGAGATTGGGGAGAGTTGGTTGAGGTGTTTTGGTGTGACGACGACGGCGTAAGTCTGGACGATGATGGAATATGGAAGGATCGGTAACATGAAGGAAAGGACGATATGAGCAAGATAAAACTGATGGCAGGCAAAGACGAACCGCAGGCCGACAATCGGGTTAATGTGTGGATCGAGGATAACAAGACTAGCTGTGGGGTTTTTGGCAGCCTTGTGGTGTCTCATGGATCGTTACGCATTATGATGCAGGTTGACGGCGACAAGCCAAAGTGTGTGGGAACGATTAAACCTGATATTGACTATAAGTATGTCGATGTACTCAAATTTGACTTTCAGCCCAATATAATATCTCGAACATATACCCATGATAATGGCGACCCGTTTACAGAGGTTTATATAAAGATTTAACGGAAAGGAATAACATGCGATGCTGGTTTCATAAATGGGGGAAATGGGAAACATTTGAAAAAATTATGAGCACGGTAGGCGTTTGTGACGCTAGCGGCAAGATTATAAGATACACTAAAAGGTTTCAGCGACGCAAATGCGAGAAGTGCAATAAAACACAAATCGAATCTTTAGATGACTAACCCCCGCCTAATCCAATCCATTAAACAACTGGGCAAGGCGATTTGCGTCTACAAACCTCTACCCGCACCTGAATTATTCCACCAGTCGGCAGCAAAGTATCGGTTCATATCAGGCGGCAACCGGTCAGGCAAGTCCGAATCCAACATCGGCTACGATTTGACCACCTACGCCCTGGGCGTACATCAAACCCGCACAACGCCGCCGAACGCCACTATCTGGGCGTGTGCCGATACTTGGCCACTGGTGGGGGAGTTGTTGTGGCAGGAGAAGATAAAAAACTATTTGCCCGATAATCAAATCGCCCACCCGATAATCTGGCATAACAAGCAAGATAGTATACCCAAAAAAATCCCCCTTATTAATGGCAACAAGATCGAATTCAAGTCGTTCGATCAAGGAAGAAAAGCGTTTGAAGGCAGGGCGATTGACGCGATATATCCCGACGAGCAGTGTGGTCACGACGCTCATGCGATTTGGTTAGAGATGCAGGCTCGGTTAGAAAAGCCTGATTCGTTTCTTGCCTGGTCGATGACGCCGATTCGACCGCAGGCGTGGCTGGAAGATAAGTTTAATACGCTACCTGATGGGTATGAGGTATTTTATGCTAATCTCAATGATAATCGTATCTCTCGTGGCGGCTACGTTGCTGATTCTGTTATTGATGCACTCATTGCGGAATGGCCGGAAGAAGTACAAGAGACTAGAATTAAAGGCCACTTCGCGTCGTTCATGGGGGCAGTTTACAAGACATTTAGCAAACAGACCCACGTTATACCACGATTCGATATTCCCACATCATGGGAGCGATATCGAGGAATAGACTTTGGCTTTAACAACCCGTTTACTACCTTATGGTTGGCGCGTGACTGTGACAACCGGTGGCACGCTTATAATGAGTACTACCGGGCGCAAACCACTCTGGCTACACATGCTAACCGGATTAAGATGGTTGGTGGGGCTGATGTTTATAACGCCACCTATGCCGACCACGATGCCCAGGATCGGGCTGAACTGTGGGAGTACGGCATCCAGACCACCCCGGCTAAAAAAGCTGTCAGAAACGGGATAGAAGCGGTCCAGCGGGCACTGAAGGTTCAGGCAGATGGAAAACCAAGATTATATATCCACGATAATTGTGTCAATCTTATCAGAGAGTTGGCAGCCTACCATTACCCAGAAGGAACTGATTTACGTGATCCCAATGACGAGCCTGCTAAAAAAGACGATCACACCGTGGATGCTTTGCGATATATCATTTACAGCACCGAACTAGATTCGCCGATGATATTGTTTAGCGATAAAATGGAACCTCCGAAAATCAACGACGATGCGATACCGGGCGGGGCGTTGACTATATCTGATTTAGATTCGATGGTGGATGAAGGAAAAAAAATATTGAGTATTAAGGATTTAGAAGTGGAAACGGAGATGGCAGGATTATGGGAATAGAAATAACCAAAAAGTTTACTTGTGATGATTGTGGCGAAACAGTGGTTTTCAAGCCGGGCCATGAGGGCGATAGAATCCCCGATAAATGGAGAATCGCAACGTTGATTATGCAATGCTTTGATGCTCCATATCCCAGAGGCGAGATATTTACGAATGATACCACAAAATACTATTGTGGTAAGTGCGGGCCAAAAATCTAAGATGAATCTGGCGTATGGACTTAACGGAAAGGATTGGCGATGAGTGATTATAAACTTAGATTGATAAAGTGTGATGAAATGGATTGCGAGTTTCGCCTTGTCGGTCATCCTGACAACGAACAAGACAAAAGAAGGTTTTGTTGTTACGACAAAAACAATAAGCATGCGGATACCTCTAGTATTCCGGCAACCTGTCAATTAAAGGATGACCCCAAAGGCAGGCCAGAATTATTCTATCAATGTCAATGTGATGGCGATTATGTTTGTCCTGGATGCAGATTTGCTTTAGGTATAATTGGTTGAATCTAACGGAAAGGATTTGAGATGATAAAAGGGAAATTAACACCATTCCAAACAGGTGCGATAAAACACGCTAAAGCTATGGCCGACGAGATGGGTATTTTGGATGGGAGGGATAGAGATTTAGCGATTTTAGATATAACATTACAGATTATGCAAAACAAGGCTATATTAGACGCCGCCAAGAAGATTGCTAAATGAACCTAGCCCAAGCCGGTAAATTATTCGCTAAGATGTTTCCAACAAAGGAACGGTTCGCCGCGTTTCTACGTTGGCAAGAAATCGAACGCGATAAAGTAATTAACAATAAAATACAACAGGCGAAATTAGACGAGCAGCGGCGGCATATCGAGCTGATGAGTACTGATTTAATGGATAAGGATTACGATTATTTTACCGAGGACTGTTGGGAAGCGGTGAAGGATGAATGATTACGAGTGGGCCATGTTTTATATATATTTACCACTGGTTGCCGGAATATTTATATGGTCACTGTGGAGATTGCGTGATCTTGGTAAAGCCATTTCGAGAGAGATAGATAAGTGTGACGGGATACTTTCGGCTCTTGATCGAATAGAAGATGAAATTGAGGATTAGGATATGACAAACGTAAACATGGATGATTTGGCCAATGACATATCTTTGTATGGCAAATGCAAGGTAGAGCACAAACGAATCAAGCGCCTGATAGAAATAATGGAAAAGATCGGTGATAACGATACAATCGAAATCGACTTAAATAGCCATGCCGCTACCGGGATAGATAATGTAATGACCGACGTAAATACTATATTGCCCGCCTCTGATTTTAAGGCATTAATTCCGGCTCTAAATAAAAGGATGTCGGTGCTGTCGAATATAACGAATGATATTCAAGCAAAATACAATTTAATTATTAAAGGATAACTTATGCTAACAAACAAAACCTATCTAACCAAAGTCTTGGAAGCTGAAACACAAAAACGAATGCCGGTTGAACCGAAGCCGGAAGTTGAACCGCCAATTCAAAAGTCGAAGCCGGTAATTGAAGCAAAAGTTGAACCTAAAATCGAACCATCGAAGTCGCCGACACAGGCCGAACGTATTGCCGCTTTAGAGAAGGTGGTTTACAGTGCATTTAAACTCAACTCCGATGGTACGACTAAAAGACTGAAACGAAATGTGCAAAAATAAATACGGATATTAGGAAAGGAACAAGATGTTTTGGAAAAAAAGAACACCGATAAATCACGATAGTGATACTTGTCGTTTATGTGGCAGTTCACATGTGACTGGTATTTTTAAAGAGATTCGGACGTTCAGGCATACCAGAGATGATTGTTTAAAACACATACGGTTTATTGCTGATGCCGCGTACCGTCGCATTAGAGAACTTGAACGAAACGAGAAAGCATTAGCTACAATTTTATTGCGGATCGACAAAGACGGTTCCAAGGTAGTTACCGATATTCATGGTCGCATAGTCACACTTGAAAACGCAAACAAAGACATCGCCTGTCTGTTGCGAAAATCAGCAGAAAAAATGGATGTTTTATTAGAGAAATACGCACCGATTATTGCGAAGTTTTATACCAAAGGGCCACCTAATCCGCTACCCAAGCCAAAAGCCCGCCCGAAAAAATAGACTATTTATTCTCCTAGCGTAAATACCAAGAATATTAATATCAATTTTCCGGGGGCAATCATATCAATAAACACACATTCAATGTGGACATAACATGAAAATACCCATCATTTCTCGATGGTTAGATAATCGTAAATTCGCAGGCGAACTCGAAAAGTTGCCACCCGATATACGTCGATTTATCCGGGCGTCATTGCCTAAGTATTCGTCGTTTGAGCGCGGAATATCTACGCCGGTAGATTATCTGGCGTTAATCAAAGAGTATAGTGGCTGGGCGTATGCCTGTGCTAACCGCAACGCTAATGCGGTGGCGGCTAATCCGTTGCGTCTGTTTCGGGGCACTCCTCGTGGCAGTTGTAAAATTAGACGTAACGTGCCTACCCGCTCGGTATCCAAGGCGACTAAAGAGCGATTTTTTAACACGCCCGAATTAATACCGTATATGAATAAGGCGGTTGATGTTGAAGAAGTATTGGATCACCCGTGGCTTAATTTGTCGCGCGAAGTCAATCAATTCTTGAACGGATTTAGTCTTCGAGCATTAACCCAGTTGTATAAGCAAGTAACCGGCAACGCTTATTGGTTGGTCGCTAAAGACCTAAACGGCGTCCCGCAATCCATTTGGGTTATGCCGTCGCAATGTGTCAAGATTATTTCAGACCAAGAAAAGTTTATTAAAAGCTATACTTATGGTTTAGAGCCGAATAATCAAGAAGAATTTGATCCATCAAATGTAGTTCATTTTAAATTCCCCTCCGTCAAGTCGATGTATTATGGGTTAGGTCCGATGGAGGCGGCGTATTTAGCGGTGACGTTAAATGCCAATTTTGACGAATACGAACGGGCGATTTTAGACAACGGGGCGATTATTCCTTTCGTATTAGGCACGGACGAATTTGTCAACGATACATCTATCGAACGGCAACGTAAAGAGTTGATGCGATTACATGTCGGATTTGCTAACGCGGGTAAGTTTGCCATTTTACATAGCGGGCTGAAACCGTTGCCGTTGGCCTGGAAGCCTACTGATATTAATTATGAAAAGGGGATGAATCAAACACTACAAAAAATATTCGGTATATTTGGTGTGCCGGTATCTAAGGTGACAGAGAACAGCACGCGGGCACACGCGGAGGCGGCTAATTATACTTATATGCAGGACACGATTAAACCGTTAGTTATTGATGAAGCGGATATGATTAATCAAAACATCATGCCGTCATACGATGATAAACTATTTGTAGCTCCCGACGATCCGGTTCCACAAGATAAGTTGTTTCAATTAAGGAAACAGACTGAGCGGCAAAAACTAGGAAACTTAACTATCGACGAAGTGCGGGAAATGGACGGACTGGAACCTGTACCTGGCGGCGACACGATATTAGTGCCAAGCGGATTAAAGACGTTAGACCAAATCATTAATCCGCCTAAACCTGTACTACCGCCCGCGTTTGGCGGCGATGGTTCCGATGCTGAAAACGAATCGGATGCCGATACCGAAAAAGCTCGAGCTGCTGTTATTATGGCAAAGGCTATAAGTCTTCATCATGAATGTAATAATCACAATAAAACACTAACGGTGACTACCGACCTTGATGAACTAAACAAGATTGAAGCCGATATGGAACGGGCGGCGTTGGCTTGGTTCGCGGCCACAACAGTTATTGTTATGCCGTTTATTAACCAGTTTACTATAGGCAGTATAAACGCCTACGAATCATCTACCGTTATGGCCTGGCATGCTGTTGAAGAGTCGGGGGTTGCTACGTTAAGTCCACAGATTATACGGTCGTTAAATGCCGGTGGTAAATTTGCCGCGGCACACATATCAAATGCTGTTTCGTTACCGATCATTGGGCCGACGTCTGCGATAGAGTGGGCTAAACAACATGCCGTTTCTCGCGTTACTGCTATCACCAGGAATACCGAGGCGGTAGTTCGGGGGATAATTACCGAAGGATTAAATCAAGGTAATACGCATGTTAAAATTGCTTCAGAGATACGCGACAATATCGGATTGAACAAACGGCAATGGGAAGAGATGAAAAGGTTTAAGGACGGGTATCCCGATAAAATAACAGGCAAGCCGACTAAGCTCGTTCCAAAACGCAAACAGATCGAGGCATTATATAAAGATAAGTTACGTCAGCGGTCTAACATGATTGCTAGAACTGAAACCGCTGAAGCTATAAGCGAAGGCTCGGTTAATACGTACAAACAAGCGGGCATTGCAAAACTAGAATGGAATGCGGCGGGTGATGCCTGTGAAATATGTATGTCTTATAGCGGCCAAGTGTTTCCGATTGATTCGAAGCCGTCTCAGCCGTTGCATCCTAGTTGTCGATGTAGCTGGTTGCCGGTGACAGAATAACTTTATATGTCAAATGAATATATATACTAACTAAACTTTAATGCCAAGAAAGATAAGTTTAGTTTCGATAGACTACAAAATAGTTGTTTAATTGGAGTAATTATGGCTATAACATATAGTACAAAAGAATTAGAAATTGTTAAGTTAATCGAGCAAAAGATTAGCGTCGAAGGTTATACTAATCCGTCAATGCTAGAGGGCTTTACCCGCAAGTCATATGTCGGTAAAGATTCCGTCAATATTACTGATATTAAACTTAACGACAGGGAATTTATAGCCAAAATTACTACTAATATTCGTGATCGCGATAATGAGATTGTGAGCACTGAAGGTATTGATTTGCGCCAATACAATAAAAATATGGTGATATTGTGGGCACATGATTATATCCAACCTGCAATCGGTCGGGCAAGATGGATTAAAAGATTTACCGATCCTGTAACACGTGAAACCGCTTTAATAGCTAAAGGTTTAATGGCTAAAGGTACACCGCGGGCCGAGGAGGTGTTGACCTTAATGCAACAGGAAATATTAAACACTATATCAATCGGGTTTATTCCAATTGCCGGTCACGAACCAACCGACGAAGAAATTAAAGCCGACGCCAACTTAAAAGGTGTTAGGTGGATACACGATAAGGTTGTACTCTTAGAGTTCTCCATCGTCAATGTGCCTGCCAACCCGAACGCCACTATCGAGGCGGTATCTAAAGGCACGATAGAGATGTCGGTGGATATGCAAAAAGAATTAAGTCTTTATTCGCCTCCCAATACACCGATACCCGATGTTTCCAAAAAGGCAATCCCGTATTTCCAAACACCGGTCGATGGTGTTAATGCCGGTTGGAGTTTGTCCGAAGAAACACGAGAGGCTAACGTTGAGCAGTTAGCAATTATGGCGGCCTGGATAGATAACGACGATAAAGAATCGCCTAAATCTTATAAACTGATTCATCATCGTAAGATAGCAAGCCATCCGTTAGTTTGGGATGGGTTGGTCGAAGCCATGAGTAAACTACAACTGTTCACCGCTAAAATACCAAATGATAACAGACGGGGTGTTTATAATCATTTAGCCAAACATTATCGAGACGACTTCGGTAAGGAGCCGCCGGAGTTTATCGTCGAACCAAAGCAATTCGATTCGGTTGTATTCGAGATTGGAAGCTTTGAAACCAAAGATGTTTTATCAGTAACCGAACCAAAAGTTTTTAAGATCACAGAGATAAAAGAGTTTAATATGAAACCTACTGTCGATCCGCAACAGATCATTGCGGACGCTAAAGATTCTTACGAGCGAAACGCCTTGGGAAAAGTGTAACGCTCGTCCGGGGCGCGTTAAGCCCCACTCCTTCAAGTTGCTGCTCTGGAGATAGTCGCCAGCCATCCAATTTCGTCGCCGCTCATTACGAGATCGGACGATGAGATGGACGCCGCTATTTATGAGGCCGAACAAGCAAGGCTGATTAATTTGTCTCTCCCATAGGAGCATAACATGAGTTTAACTATTCGTGTTTTAAGCGATGATGGCTGGCAAAATGGCGATAAGCTATATCCGAAAAATAAGGTGTTTCAATTGAATCATTCCCAAAAGGAGATTCAACCTTATATCGACGAGGGCGTTCTTGAAATTGTGATTCCCGAAGTTGTCGAGGAACCAGAAGACGAGAATCAAAAACGTAAAGATGATATAGAATTCGTCACCAAAGCAGTTGTCATAGCGATGAAGGACTTTATTCCAAAAGGTCCGAAATTTGAGGTCCAAGACCTCGCCGAGGACGATCCCAAAGGTGGATTTTCCTGCATGGCAGAATTTGCCAAGAGCGTATATGATGTAGGGCAAAACCCTGGCGGTAATACCGCAATTCATAAGAAAATGCGTATCTGGCAAAAAATGACTGCCGATAAGTCAAAAGATTCTTGGCAGGAAAAAACTACCGGCCATATGGCGGAAGTCGATCCTGAACAGGGTGGGTATTTGGTTCCGACCGAATTCTCAGCCTCACTATTGCAACGATCATTAGAAAAATCTGTCGTTCGACCACTAGCCAGATTTATTCCGATGAATACCAACTCTATTCAAATGCCCGGATTAGTCGATTACGATCACCGTCCGGCAGGCGATGGATTGTTTGGTGCGTTACAAATCAAGCGTCCCGCCGAAGCCGGGCCCAAGAATCCTTCCAAGCCTAAATTTGAACGCATTCAGTTGACGCTGCATAAAACAGTATTGCTGACTTACGTTTCGGATGAACTTTTGGAAGATTCTCCCATTTCTATCGAACCCATGATCAATGATTTATTTGGTCAAGCTATCGCTTTTCAAGAGGACAATGATTTCATCAATGGCACCGGAGCCAATATGCCGCTCGGTATAATGAATTCTGGATGTCTGATTACCCGTACCCGTTCTGGTTGCGGCATTAGCTATCTTGATTTAGTAAATATGTGGAGTTCGATGTATGCCGGAGGCCATCAGCAAGCCGTCTGGCTGGTCGCACCTTCGACTCTGCCAGACTTAATGACCGCTTGTGTGAGTTGTAAAGATTCCGATTGTTCGGATATCACTACGAGCCATACCCCGGTTTACGTTGGCGGCGATCCCGCTAATGCCGCGGTATCCCCTTACGGCACGATTTTTGGCCGCCCGGTAATTATTACTGAGCATTGCCAAGCTCCGAGAGTTGCCGGTGATATTATACTAGCTGATTTCAGTCAGTATCTTATCGGCGGCAAGGCCGGGCGAAATAGTCCGGCGATGGACAAGTCGATCCATCTTAAATTTGATTACGACGAAGTAGCCTTCAGGGCCGTATTGCGTTATGACGGGCAACCCCACTGGAGCGAACCTTTAACCCCGAAACATCCGACCGGTGGTACAGATAATACTAACGAACTTAGTCCGTTTATTATTCTGTCCACCCAATAGAAAGGCGGTAATATACTATGAGACAATTAGGACCTATTCATATTGTTCAAGGATGGCCGCCTTTTGATCTGGCGGCTGGTAACAGTTCGGGTTCATTGGCTAACAGCACTACGCAGAGTCGGGCGATTAGCCTCAAGAATTACGACCACGTACTGTGTTCATTTAACTTTGGCGTTACATCGGCAATAGCCGACGCCACAATTAATCTTTACGCATGTTCTACGGTTGCCGGTGCTAATGCCGTTGCGATGGATTCGTTTAAGTGGCGTAAGGCTCAAGTGGCAATGGCTACGATTTCTGATTTAGCCGGGGACACCTGGGATACCGCCCAAACGATGACAACCAACACTTCCGATTTACAGTTATCCGATATGGCCGCATCCGACGCTTGGAATCCTAACGATTCTGACGCGGATAGTATTTGTGGCGGGATGACGACTATCGAGGTTGACGCTGCGGATGTTTACAACGCCGCCGACGACGGAGTTAGTCGTGATTGTTTTTACATCACGGTTAGCGATCCGGCAGCTTCGGTGATGTGTAGCTTGACGTTCATCTTCGTTAAAGACAATCGTTATCAGAAGGAAGTCCCTCCTACTGCGATTCTTGATTAGTCCAACGATTCTGTTGGCAACAACTTTGTTGTAAAAAACCCTAGTACCATTAGGACAATATATCGGTACGGCCCGTCGAGGGGTCGGGCCTGCCGATTTATATCGCAGCGTAGAGCAGTTGGCTAGCTCGCGTGGCCCATAACCACGAGGTCACAGGTTCGAGTTTTGTCGCTGCTATTTTTTAACTCACCTGTCATGCGTAGGCGGAGTATTAGACTCCGTTCATGGCGGCGTCGGCCTTTTTTTATTCAAGAAAATCATCGTTATCAGGAAAGAGAGATCATGGCAACTGTAATTATCGCATACATGTTTGGATTTTTAAGTGCATGTTATTATTTTTTAGTAATCCATCTTTGTGAAAAACATTTTAGCGGAAAAGAAGCGGCGAAACGGTCAGCCTAATGGAAAGAGAGATTATGAAAGTAGCACACTTCAGCCGGTTTGCCCCTAATTTATCCGGGCAATACGGCACGGTAAAGGATTTGATAAAAGCCGAGCGAATGCAGGGGATAGACGCCCGGCTGATTTCGGTTGATAGTTCACCGGGAATCGAATTCACCCGCGCACGAATTCATAAAGACGACTGGCTGACTACCGAAAAAATGGAATGGGCGGACGAAGCTGATATATTGGTTCGGCATGTTCTAGTGCCACAAAAGTATATGTACTCCGGTAAACAGCCGAAGGTCATGTGCTTACATGGCCGCCCGGAAAACTCGTTTTTATTAGGCGTCTATACTAGAAACGATGTATATCGCACCGTATATACCGAACGTGATGCGTGGGATGCGTTCGTCTCGTTTTGGGACGAACATATATTCCACTGGTCGCAGCTCATTGACAATTCGAAGTTAAATTACGTACCTGCGATGTGCGACCTGGAAGCGTTCTGCCCGGAAGGTCCGAAACGAGACTTTGGCGAAAATTCCGGGTCGCCCAACATCGTAGTTGTCGATCAATGGCGTGAAGACACCACGCCTTATAACGTTATACATGCCGCGTTATTGTTTAGAGAGAAATATTGTCCGACCGCTAAGGTTCATATTTACGGTATCCGCAAACACGATGCAATTACAAATATGATTAAATGGCTGTACGATAGAGGCGGTATCGGCGACCGCAAGGGTCCGATTACAAAAATGGCCGAGACGTATCGGGCGGCTGATATTGTAGTAACACCTCATGTAATCGCTACCCGCGTTATCCGCGAGGCTATGGCTTGTGGCACTCCGATAGTAGCGGGGGGCGGTTGTGCCTATACTCATTTCGGTGTGGACCCAAGAAACATTGAGGCTTATGCCGACCAAATAGCCCAATGTTGGCAAGCGATACAGGAAGGTAAGAACTGCCAGGATAGTTACACTATAAGACATAAGGCTCAACGATTATTCAACCTCGAACAGACCGGTATCGCCATGAAAAAAGTATTAGAAAATACTCTTGCTAACCACAAGCCAGAATCACGCGAATACGCCGAGCGACAGGAAAACAGTCGGGCGGAGCGACGACGGCAAACGAAGGCGGACAAGAAAAAGAAACAATGCAATACGGCTAGACAGTTTACCGGGGGCAGGAAGAAGAAGGTAAAGTGAGTCTATATAGTAATTTTCGCGGATGGCCAGCTATTTATGACGGCAAACAATGGCGGTATATAGATAATAATGAGATAGTACAAGATGAACGTGTTTGTAAACGATGCGGAAAATTACCACAAAAAACAAAAACCGGACACATAGATAATTGTATATCAAATATTGTTCAAGCATTAAATGATAATGGAATAATTACCACGTCTAGCTGTTGTGGTCATGGGACAGAAAGCGATTACATTGTTCTTGAAGACGGATGAACATTAACTATTAAAAAAACGATCCGACGGCTTGCCGGGAGTAAGAAGAAAAAGGCAAAATGAAACCACTACGATTTTTAACTTGTGTATATAGCGATGATTTTGCCGATTATCTGTTTGTGCTATTGAACAGTATAGACGAGGTTTATGGCAGCGACGCCCAGCCGATAATTTATTATGATAATTTATCGGTTGACATTGTTAAGGAAATCAAACGCAAATCGCCACAAACTAAGATGTATTATTACAATTTAGAAAAACATGGTTGTAATATGAATATCGAAGACGACGTAAAAGGTCAACAGCAACATATAGCCCTTGAACGATATTTTTTAACCGTCGGAGTAGATGACGCGATAGACGGCCTGATGGTTGTGCTTGACTGTGATATGCTGGTCCGAAAACGATTAGATTATTATATTCACCCGGTTCAAGAAGATATAATATTTACTTATAAGACTGAGCCGGACGAACAGATACAATGGCCGATTAACGCCGGTATCCAGATTATCAATAATAGCGACCGTGTTCGTAAATTTTACAGTCTATGGCAAAATGAAACCAACTGGGTTATCCGAAATGACGGCGATCCGCTTAATCTTTGGGGCGGTTTGCAACAGGCCGCGTTCGGTCGCATTATCAAGACTAGAAAAAAAGAAGACTATAAAACCGGTTTTGTCCGCAACGGCTGTTTTTTGCGTGGCGTGCCGTGTAAGTATTTGAATGAGACTAGGCGAACGCAAAACTTTGACGATGTTTGTGTGATTCATTATAAAGGTCCGTGGCGTAAAGTATTACGCGAGCGACAATTCGATTTGAAGATTATGCAAACCGACGGCGGCAAGATGTACGATTTATGGATAGACCATTTGGAAAGGTGGAATGAGAGATGACAGCAGAAGAATTACGAACCGAAATTAATCGAATATACGATGTATCGGACGGTAGGCCTAATTATCGATCTTGAAGAAATGACCGGATTGCCAGGGTGTAACATAATAGGAACATATTCAGAATCTTTACTTAGCAAACTGGGCAATGGTAAAACATGGGAACAAAAGGAAATACTTTTATTGATCGAGGCCCTCCAGGATGATAAAAAAAGAAAGTTTGTTGGATATCGGATAGGAGAACAATCGAATGCAGGAAATTAAAAATGGCAGCGGGGATATAACGATCAAGCTATGGGGTTCGGTTTATAATACGAACCTATTAGAAGCATATAATGCCGCCGGGTCTGAGTTCGTGAAGTATATCGACGGCGACTTTTCGTTAGTGCTTGAAGACAAGGGCGAAAACATAATGATCGTGGCGGTGGATGCGTTTGCATCGAAGCCGCTATGGATATTGTCGCACAAAGATAAAGGCGGGTTGGTTGGCGTTGTTGATTGTCCTCCTCCAGGTTGTGGCCAAAAGGTTCCGCCTAATTACGCTTACGTGTACGATTTAGATAATGGCGGGTTAAGACAAGGAATAAATGTTTACGATTGGGACTTAACCCAAAACGTAAAAACCTACGACAAATGGATCGAGGCGTTTGAGGCGGCGATAGCTAAGCGGACGAAGGATGTCGCCGACCAATTATTCATCGGCCTGTCCAGCGGCTATGATTCCGGGGCGATTGCTTGTGAGCTACAGAAACAGAATGTGCCGTTCGATGCTTATACGCTAAGGGCAAATGAAGCAGAATATATTTTAACCGCAAGACATAAACTGCTCAATAACAGCACGATAAAATATTTTACTATCGACGAATATAATTCGTACCGAGATAACGTAATCAAATGTGGCGTTGATTACAAATGTCGGATAAATCACTGGGGAAAGAGTAGTAGTGACCATCTCGGACAAACCGAGTACAATTACAAGTTCGATAAAGCATCGGCTGGCGATGCGTGGGTTTGCGACAAAGGCCGCCGTAACAATAAATCAATTGCGCTGTCCGGGCATGGCAGCGACGAGATAATCAGCGACTACGGGTGGAACAATCGTCAGCATTATTCGCAATCACAATTGGGCGGCTTATTCCCCGACGATTTATCATCGGTATTTCCCTACGGTAATTTTTATAAAGGAACAATGGATGCTTATATCGCTAAAACAGAATTTATTGGTCGTCTTTACGGTGTTGAAGCCCGTTATCCTTATCTTGATATTGATTTAGTTCAAGAGTTTTTACATCTAACGCCAAAATTAAAAAACGTTGCGTACAAAGCACCGTTACATGAGTATTTTACTCGTAATAAATATCCTTACGACGTTAATGTAAAAAATGGTTTCAATGCCAACCATAATTGTAATGGGGGTATCAGCGGTGACAGGTAAAATATATCTTAATAACGATTTAAGAGGGTGGGGGCAAAATATATTTTGGGAATTAAAAAAATTAGGCGCAATTGCTCAAATTGTTACTAATACCAAAGAGATTCTTGACGCTGAAGGATCGACGTTATTTCTGAACTTACATCATCATACCGAACAATTAAAAAAAGATTTGTTATTAGCCAAACAAACTCACAGCCTTTGTCCCCGCGTTATTATGACTCCAACTTTATTTGAGTGTGAACTTTATAATAATAAGGCCAAACAGCACGAATCGTTTCCGGGTTATTTTCCACCGACATTGTGTTTGCGAAATAAAAGCGAGGCGCACAAAGTAGTTGGCCGGATGAAATTGCCTATTATCGTTAAGCCTAGTAACCAGGCTGGCGGTATGGGCGTTAAAATAGTTCATAATCAAATAGAATCGGTACAAGCGATTGAAAAGGCATTTTCCGACAAACCTAACAGCTCTGTTATTTTACAAAAATATATGTCCGGTAACGACGGCGACTACCGGGTTATCGTTTTGGCTAATCGTTATTTTTGGATAGGCAAACGAACCGCAGGCGACAACGGTATTGTTGACGGCGAATCAATTAGGAGATATGGCGTTAAGCATTATGATATATTAGATAAGGCTGCCGTAGAAATGATGGATTACGCCTGGCGATTTTCCAGTAAATATAATTTTACTAGAACGGCTGTTGATTTAATTTACGACTGCGATCATAAGCCGATTATGACAGAGATTACTTGCAGTTGGGGCACTGGTATGATGGGCGGTGGTTGGTGGTATGATCGAGATTCCCATGGAACATATAATCGAACCAAATACAAAGGACTTGACCAATTTCCGCTAATAGCCCAGTTATTGCTAGATGGAATGTTTCAGGACATTGCGAATCTACAAATAGTCGAACGGCAATAGGAAAGGACAATTATGTTTAGACAATATTTAAGAGCGAAAATACACAGCGGAGTTGTAACTAAAACCGAAGCCGATTGCGACGGCAGCATCGGCATAGATTTGGATTTATTAGACAGGGCTGATATTGGCGTTTATGAAAAGGTGTTGGTTGCTGATTGCGATAACGGCAATCGCTTTGAAACGTATGCGGTTGCAGCCAAACGGGGCAGCGGTGAAATAAACATATTAGGGGCGACAGCTCAATTGTCGGCGGTCGGGCACAGGGTTAATATATTAGCGTTTGGGTTTGCTGATAATCATTTTGAAACGATTACTCCCAGAATAATAAAGCCGTATGGATCGTCTTCACCGGCAGCGATAAACCTAATAGCCCCGACCACGTCAACCCGCAATCGAACGAGTATTGGCGGGATAAAATCGTTTCACGTGGAACGCATAAATATCGTGCCGACTTATCGCTGGCGATAATGGAAAGTTGTAAAAGTATTATCGGCAGGGCATCGTGCCTGCGATGGTTTCAGGAAAACCTACAAGTCTTTGAAAGGATAGAGAAATGATATATTTAGCAATAGGATTCCTTCTTGGTTTTTCCTGCGGCATATCAATAGGAATGTCAAGCAAATGAAAGCCGCAATAGTATATAACAAAAAAGACCACAAGCTGCAAACCACAACTTACAGTTGGTCTTACCGCTGTATGTTCTTATCGTTGTTAGACAGGTTTGAGAAAATAATATCAATTAACGATGATTGCCATGCCGACGATATTCAAGCCGACGTGATTATCTTTTTCGACCCGCACAGTTCGCATCATATTCGTATCGAAGACATTGAAAAACATCCCGCGTTGAAGTTAGAATATTTTAACGACCCACATCAAAAGGAATTCAACGGGCGGTATGCTAACGGCGACGATGTTTACAAACTATCGGCGGCACAGCGAGTTAAAAGAGCTTTGGATAGAGGCGTTAAATATATCATATCGCCGTATAAGGATGGTTATTATAGATATATCGCCCCGCATATTACAGGCTATGGCGGCAACCCAGACGATATGCTTTTGTATTTTCCGATAGCACCGGGCGCGTCGCTGTTTGAATCGGGACGAAAATCATTGGGCGACCGATATCCACAGGTGTTGGCAAACGGGGCAACGTGGGCGAACCTGTTTGCCTGTTATGAGTTTAGACGGTGGGCTTTTAATCAAGACTGTGTTAGTATTCGGCAGCACTACCATCTTAATAATAAGACACCATCAGGCAAGAAGTTTGGCAACATGCTGGCGGAATATGTCGGGGCATTAGCGTTATGTGAATTTTATCCTATACCGAAATATTTCGAGATACCGCTTGCCGGTTGCGTTTGTTTCGCCCAGTATCATAAAGAATATGAACAGCTTGGATTCGTCGACGGCGAAACTTGTATATATGTCGATAAGAATAATTTCGTTGACAAGATTAAAGCGTTTACAAATAATCCGATAGAATATCAATCTATTGCCGACGCGGGACGGCGATTAATGTTAAGCAAGTACACCTCAAATCACTTTGCGGATTACGTATATAAATTTATCGAATCCGCGATAGTCGCAGGAGTTAAATAATGGCAAGAAAAGCAGAACGACCCGGCATAGGGGCTATGTATATTAGGAACGGGGCAGAAGGTATTGATTCCGATAATATAGCCCATATTAACGACGGCGGGTTAGTGATATTGGATTGGTCTCATTACATGATACATGAGGGCAGAATGTTTTACGCGGTCGTTCAGGATTTAGATATGGACACCGCCGAATTTATTACCATATCGTTTACCACCGGAGCTAATTACGTTCACGTATTCCCGTCTATTTTTATGACGGCCCTTGGCACGTTTGATATTTTAGAGGCAGGAACCGTAGCGGCTGACGGAGCGGCATATACCGTGTTGAATCGAAACAGAGATTCTGCCACTACATCGCTGGTTACAGATTTTACCGGGGGGGCAACAGCCAATACCGTTTCGCTCGGAGTTACTGGCACGCTTAATACATTAGGCGGAGCACCGACAATATTTGGCGTCGAAGGATTCTCTGGCACGAAAAACAGCCAACAGGCCGTAGCTAGGTCGCAAGCCGAATGGATATTAATTCCTGAAACGGTTTATACGTTTCGATTAACGGCCCTTGCCCTTAACGCCGTGGCCCGGATTACTTTGAACTGGTACGAAGTATAACAACACTACCTACACGCCGAGTTAAGGATAGACTATGACTAACACCGAAAAAATGAACGCCTTGTTTAAATATGAATTGTTTGTACAAGGATAATAAAAATGGCCGGTAAAGGCTATCAATACTATAAGGGGTTTAAGGACTGATTATGGCGGAAATTAAATTAATGGAAGTAGTTTTTCCCCCGACCGTTATCACCTGGACGCAGAAATACGGGTATCTGGAGGCATCAAGGGAATATTTGCGTCAGGAGCATAATACCAAAGGGGATGAGTTTAGGGATGGTAAGATCGACGAAGAAACATTCCGCATGTATCAAGCCGAGGTGTTTGGTCCTAAAAATACCGCTCTTTTAATTGCGATTCTTGATCTGCGCAGCGAAAATAAAAATACTGCGCCCGAAAGCGTGTTGCTTGATTTACGCAACGAAATTAAAAATACCTATCGTGACAAACCACTGGATAACCCACTGTTTAGCAATGTCGATTTAACAAACGGATTTAAGGAAAAAGAGTAAGTGTCTATCGAGCAATTTACCGATGCTGCATGGGTGGAAACCGACCCCAGCGATGATATAGTCAAATCGGCGACGTATATCACCGTTACGTCAATGGACAAGTCGGTTAATGCCCACGTGCAAAAAGACTTCGGGGCGGGTTTCTTTGATACCTCGGCATGGGATTTTACGTTAAATTTCACCACTGATTTTGGAGTTGATAATTCTAACTGGACATTTTGGGCCGTCTCGAATGATAACACCAATGATACTTATTATTGGGTAGTCAACCACACCGAAACTATTTATCTCGCCCAACGGTATTATACGATTTTTACTTTTTGGCTGCGAAACTGCGAGGATGATTCGCAAGATCAATCAGCGGCGGTTAATGACGCCACACAATACTGGCACACCCTATCAAGGCCCACCGCCACCACCTTTCAAGATATTATTTACAAAGATTCAAACAGGACTCAAGTTCACGATACTATAGCGGTGACTATCGCAAATAGTACTACTTACCGCCATTGTTACGCCGTCAATAGTTTAGGGACGGGGACAGGTGATTGCGGCGGCGGCGTGGTGGCGGATTTCGCGTGTAGTTTAGAAGAGGGCGGCGATGGTGCGTCGCCTTCGGTATCGCCTAGTGTATCGCCGTCTGTTAGCCCTAGCGCATCACCGTCGGTTAGTCCATCCGCCAGCCCAAGTCCGAGTATTTCGCCAAGTGTTTCGCCTTCGGTTTCGCCATCGGTTTCGCCGAGTTTATCGCCAAGTGTTAGCCCGTCGGCTTCTCCGTCTATATCTCCGTCAACAAGTCCATCTATCTCGCCATCCGCCAGCCCAAGTCCGAGTATTAGTCCAAGTTTATCGCCAAGTGTTTCGCCATCTATTTCGCCCAGCATTAGTCCGTCGGCAAGTCCCAGTCCTTCGGTCTCCCCAAGTATTAGCCCATCGGCTAGCCCGTCAATATCTCCCAGCGTATCACCCTCTGTTTCTCTTAGTGCTTCTCCGTCGGTCTCGCCGTCTATTAGCCCGTCGCCTACGCCAAGTGTTTCTCCTAGCTTGTCGCCTAGCGCGTCGCCTAGCGTATCACCTAGTTTGTCGCCCAGCGTTTCGCCGAGCGTGTCGCCATCATTATCTCCGTCTGTTTCGCCTAGTTTTTCACCATCCATTAGTCCATCAATATCCCCTAGCCTATCCCCTAGCGTATCGCCTAGCGTGTCGCCTAGCGTTAGTCCGTCTGTCAGTCCTTCTATTTCGCCAAGCGTCAGCCCATCATCGTCGCCTAGTGTATCTCCCAGCGTTAGCCCATCGGCTTCGCCCAGTGGGGCAATGAGTTCGATTGCCGACTTTGTTTTATACATAGACCAACAAATAGAATTTAATTTAGGTATCGACCAGGAAAAGGAATTGGACCTTGCAATTAACTAATGAAAAAGTATGCGTAATCATACCGGCCCGTAATGAAATATATCTGCCGCATACGATTGAGGATGTATTAAAAAAAGCGGAAGGCGACATTGAGGTTATACCGATTCTTGACGGTTATGACAACCCTATTGAGCGTTGTTTACCACAAGACCCATGTGTCAAACCGATAGTGCATGAAAAAGCCATTGGGCAACGGCACTCGATTAATTTAGCCGCCCGGCAAACCGACGCCAAGTACATCTTAAAGGCCGACGGCCATTCGATGTTCGATCAGGGCTTTGATATAAAACTAAAAGCCGACTGCGAATACGACTGGACGGTTATTCCCCGGATGTTCAACCTGGACGTTGTTAATTGGACGCCAAAATTAAATAAGATGACCGACTTTATGTGGTTCCGGTCGCCGGACGCTAAAGATATGCCATTACGGGTACAGTATTGGGACGCCCCGATTGCCCGCGAATTTCCCGACGAATATCAAGCCCACAAAAACAACCCTGACCGGCAAGGTAAGATATGCGACGTAATGACCGGGCAGGGAGCCTGCTGGTTTATTCACCGTAAGCGGTTTTGGGATTTAGGCGGCATGGACGAAGCCCACGGACAATGGGGGCAGATGGGCGTCGAGGTCGCTTGCAAGGCGTGGCTGTCGGGTGGGCGGCAAGTCGTAAATAAAAATACGTGGTTCTCTCACTGGTTCCGTAAAGGCGACGGCCCGGCGGGCATCCCCTGGCCGATGAGCGGTAAGGAACAACGTAAGGCCCGAAAATATTCGATTGAATTGTGGGGCCGTAATAAATGGCCGCAACAAGTACACGACCTACAATGGCTGGCGGATAAGTTCGCCCCGCTACCGACTTGGCAACATGACAAAAAACACAGCGAATTTTTTGAGAGAGTAACATCTAGTATTACCGATGGGATTAAAGCCGATACGTCGATTGATACATCAGCTACTAAGCCCGCCAATAGCGACTTGACGATATTATACTATACGGCCAATGTGGCCGACGCCAATATGGTTAGTCTCGTCGAGGACAGATTAAAAAAATTAAAATATGATATTATTAGCATAACCCAAAAGCCGACCGATTTGGGTAAGAATATTTGCGTCGGTAAAATGGGTCGTTCTTTAGAAAATATATATCGACAAGTTTTGATTGGGGCACATAATACTAAAACCGAATATGTCGCATTATGCGAGGATGATTGTTTTTATACTCAAGATCACTTTGATTATCGCCCGCAAAACAAATTTGCTTACAACTTAAACCGCTGGAATTTACATATTGACGACGGTTTATATTCTTATCGCGAGCGACCGGTATTAAGTCAATGTATCGCCCCGCGTCAATTATTAATTAGATGCCTAGAAGAGCGTTTCGCCTTAAAGGAAATACCCAAAAAGCATTGCGGGGAAATGGGAGTATTTGAGGAGAATCTGGGGTTAAACAAATATCCCTATGAGACGTTTGAGACGCCGGAACCTAATTTGGTATTGTGTCACGATAAAAACATAACCGGCAAGAAATTGCGGGGCAAGGACGCCGATCCTTGTGTTGAATTAAAGCCGTGGGGCTATGCAGTCGATTTAATAAATACGATCAAAGGTGAACCTATGAAATTTGGACGAGGAGCAAAACAACGCAAACAACACAGTTATATCGGTAGCATAATATTTGATAGCGAGGAATTGTACGATAACCGCATAGCCTATTCCGATCCACGCAAAAACATTAGTAGCATAAAAGAATTCATTTTGACCTTTCCTCCTTTTATGCAAAACGTGGCTGATGGTAAAGATTATACTAACGACGAATTAGTTGCACTGCCTTATTTTCAACATTTGACAAAAAAATTAAATCCTGCCGACCGTGATCCATTAACCAGCAAGGGCAAACGACATTGCATCAACTTAATGAAAGACGCTATTAGAGTTTATCGTGACATTGAAAAAAATGGATTAAGAAATCCGTTAGATATGTGGCGAATACCAGGAGGGCGGCTAGTTTTGCATCGTGGTGGGCGACGATTGGAAATGCTAAAAATATTAAAATGGGACAAAATACCATGCCGGATATTTAAGAGTCGCGATATATTTATAAAGCATAACCCATCAGTTGATATATCAGCCGTAGATTCCGACTCGATTCACGGTTTAGCTATGCAACAGTTTATGAAATTAAGGCATTTGGCGACCGATAAATATTGGGTTCACGGATATACTAGACTTTATGATAAACATATCGGGCATTTAAGAAATAAACCGTTAAAGTTTTTGGAAATTGGCGTATTACGTGGTGCATCTTTATTATTATGGAAAGAAGCGTTCCCGCAATCCCAAATATTCGGCATCGATAAAAATACTCGTATTTGGCAGAAATATCTTAGGGGCCAAAAGAATATTAAGGTGTTTGTGGGACACCAGGAAGATACAAAGTTTTTGTCCGAACAAGTCTTTCCGTCCGGCCCTTATGATATTATTGTTGACGACGGCGGCCATTTGCCTCTGGAACAACAAGCGACCTTTCGTTCGTTGTGGCCTAGTCTAAATAGTGGCGGTTTTTATATTATTGAAGATTTATACGGCAATTATCGTAAGCACCTTCGGCCCGATTCGACTATGGAGATATTGAAAAAACTAATAGATGATATGCACGAACAGTCAACCATTAAATCAATATCGTTTTATTATAATATTTGTTTTATTGAAAAGGCGTAATAATGCCGCAAGATGAAATACACGTAAGCGATATAGGGACGGTGATATTGGCGACTATTTACGACGCCGGGGTGGTGGTTCCCATAGACAGCGTTCTTACTATGGAATTTTTCTTTTTGAAGCCGGACAATACGACAACTACCCAAGCGACGGCCTTCACCACCGACGGCACCGACGGCAAGATGCAATATACTGCGGTCGCCGGGTTTTGGGACGCGGCTGGTACATGGGCGATTCAGGCTCATTTATCCGATGCCACCACTGAATTTCATTCGACGATTGCCGAGTTCGATGTGTTTGGTAATATCGTTTAAGGATATATTATGGCCATAAAAAC